AAAAGAAAGATGCCGCCAAAAAGCGCGTAATGGAGGCTGGCACGGCTAATGGTGGCCGTATGAGCTATTCCACCTCCCGTAAGGCTTACTAACATGGCTGCGTCCACCGTAAACTCGGCTGGCGTATATACCAAGCCTACAATGCGTAAACGCTTGTTCCAGAGCATTAAGGCTGGAAGCAAGGGGGGCAACCCCGGCCAATGGAGCGCACGCAAAGCCCAACTGTTAGCCTTCAGCTATAAGAGGGCTGGCGGCGGCTACAAAACTTCCAAGTAGCCTTGAAGCCCCAACAGCGCAGCCTTGTAGATTGGACACGCCAGAAATGGCGCACATCGTCTGGTAAGCCCAGCCTAGAGACAGGCGAACGCTACCTACCTGACGCTGCCCAGAAAGCCCTGAGTTCTGGGGAAAAAGCGGCCACTAATAGAGCTAAACGCCAAGGCATGAAGGCAGGGAAGCAATTTGTAAAACAACCTAAGAACATTGCCAAGAAAACGGCAGCCTATCGCTAACATGAATCCCCGCGACCTACCCTGCAACAGTCCTAGACGAGACATTAGTGGCGGCAAAAAATCTGTCGTCAAGGGATGTCAAAATGGACAGGAGCGTGTTGTGCGTTTTGGAGACGCTAATATGACAATTAAGAAATCCTCCCCAGCACGCAAGAAAAGCTATTGCGCTAGGTCTGGCGGCATCAAGGGAACATCTAACAAATTATCTGCCAACTATTGGAGCCGTAGAGCTTGGGATTGTTAAGGTAATATACGTCTATGGCGCGTTTTAATAATTATGGCCCCTTAGACACACCTCTTATGGAAGAAGGGGATACGGGATTTGCTCGCATGAACGCTCGCTTGCGTCCTGACCAATTAAAGGCGGGAGAAGTGGCGTTGTCCACTAACGGGCGTATGGATTTAGATGGCGCATGGCAGACGCGCATGGGTGTGCAAAACTTTGGAGCTTCCCTTGCCACTAACACCACAGCATTAACGCTGCCGTTCTACACCTACGCCAACAAAACAGGCAATAGTGTAACAAGGGTGTCTACCACCATTACTATTGGGTTTGCCACCGCTCATGCTTTTACTACGGCTACACTAGCGTATGTCTCTGGCATAACAGGTATTAGCCCATCTTTTGTAGCGCAGAATTATATTATTACAGTGGTGAACAGCACCTCTGTTAGCATTACGATTGCAGGCATCTCTGGGACGGCCACAGGCACTGCCGTAGTTGGCGCACCAAGATTGGAAGACACGATTGTTAATGCTGTATTTGGTAGCTGTTTATTCTCAGACCCTACGTCTGATAATGATGAATACATCATGCTTGCCACCAATACAGGTGTAAAGGCAGTGAATGTAAGCACGGGAGCCACTACCAACACCATCACCTATCCCGGCGGCATCACCATAGATACAGACGTTAATCTATTACAGGCGTTCAATTATCTTTTCTTGTTCCGTGATGGTTTAACTACCTTGCAATTTACAGGAACACTAGTTGGCAGTCCAGCTTTTACGTTAGTATCTAATGGCGCATACACCCAACCCTTAACATTAACGGCTTCAGCTAATTGTGCTATTGCCAACGGCGTTGTCACTATTAGTGAAACAGCACACGGGCTGGTAGCAGGCAACACTGTCAGGATTATTGACCGTGGCACAACCAATCTAAATAACCTGTCAGAGTATTTTATTACAACGGTGGCAAACGCTAATACATTTACGTTCTTTGCTACAGCCGATAATATTACAGGGGCTACAGTGGTGTTGGGTTCGCCGCAAAGCGTAGGCGGTGGATTTACGCATATGCCAGCCCCTCCGTGGGCTATCTATCATCAGAGACGGCTCTGGATGCCCTATTACTATACAATGGCTGGCAGCAGCGGCAGCCCCACCATCACCAGCAGAAACATTACGGATGAGATTATTGCGTCCGATATTCTTGACCAGAACACCTACGACCAGATTGAGAACAACTTCCGCATTGCCTCTGGCGGAGCCGACTTTGTTGTTGCTATTCAGCCGTTTGCCGAAGATAATGTTGTAGTGTTCAATCGCAACACTATCCATCTTATTCGCGGCGTAAGCCAACCCCTTAAAGATGTAACAGTGCAGGAAGTAACCCGTGAAGTAGGTTGTATTGCTCGCAAAACAGTGGTGCAAGTGGGCAATCAAATCTTCTTTTTGTCAGACAACGGCGTATATTCTATCAACTTTGAGGACTTATACAATTTGCGGGGCGCATCTATCCCCATGAGCGAGGCTATCAATCCGCTTATTCAACGCATTAACCCAGACTATATTGCAAATTGTGTAGCTACCTATCACGACAATCGTTATTACATTGCTGTGCCGTTAGATACATCGACAGAGAATAACGCCATCTTTATCTATAACTTCCTTAATCAAGGCTGGGAGTCATTAGACATTATTGAACAAAATGGCTGGAATGTTCGTGAGTTTATTAGAGCAGGAGCTGGTGGTCTCAATAGTCTCTATGTGGTGAACAAAGACGGCGGCATCCATATATTAAACTACCGCGAAGACGATAAGGACGTTGTAAACCTACAGATTGGTGGAACAGCCGCTTATTATCCAATTAATTCTGAATTAAAAACGCGCCAATATACAGGCGGCACAATGGACAGAAAACGCTTTAATTCCTTTGAGTTACAAGCCCAAAGCTCTGACAATAATGTTTCAGATGTGCAGATTTCGTTCTTAACAGAGAATCCAGATAGCTCAGAATTTTTAGACTCTCTTTCCACTATGTTAGGCGAAACACTGCCTATATCGGAAGATGCTTCGGCGCGGGGCAGAGTTGGAAATGTTCGTGGCTATGGTGGTCAGTTTGTATTAGCCCCTACGATTGGCCGCCCAAAAATCCGCACCATCAAAATATCCGCCCAACTTACTGACCAAGGCATTAATTCTAAAGTATAATGTCTGACCTACAAACAGGATACACTTGGTCAGACGACAAGGCTAATTGGGAAACCAATGAGGCCACAGCTATTCGTTTGAATAGGATGATGGAAGACACCCAGATGAACATTCTGGCGGGAGCTAACGTCACCGTTACCAGAAGCACTAGTGGGGTAACAATTGCGTCTACTGCGCCGGGAACAGGCACTGTCACTAGCGTGGCTACAGGCACAGGACTTACAGGCGGCCCTATCACTACAAGTGGTACTATAGTACTAGCCAACACCGCTGTAACAGCAGGGGCTTACACCAACTCCAACATTACGGTAGATGCCCAAGGCCGCCTTACCTCGGCGGCTAATGGTAGTGGCGGCACTGTTACTAGCGTTGCAGCAACAGTTCCTAGCGTATTCTCTATTTCTGGCAGTCCTATTACAACGTCTGGCACATTAGCCATGACGTATTCTGGAACACCATTGCCACAAGCCAACGGCGGCACAGGGCAAACAACATTGGGGGCAGGAACCTATACGGCTACAGGTGGTTCTGCGGCTATTTCTCTAGCAAATCGTTCTGCACAAACTATTAATGTAAAAGATTATGGAGCCACTGGGGACGGAACAACAGATGACACTAGTTCTATTGTTAATGCCCTTGCTGCTCTATCATCTAACAAATCTTTGTATTTTCCGTCGGGGAAATATATGCACACTGGTGGGTTTTCTTTACCAGCTTCATTAACTAATGTTTTAATATACGGCAATCAAGCGCAGTTGTTTTGCACTAATATGAATCAGGGAACGTTTTTTGTTCCATCTAGCTGTTCATTTATCACTTTTGATAATCTATGGGTTAATGCTTATGGTTTATATCGCCGCAGCAGTGGTATTCATTTTGTTATTGGTTCAGATTACACCACCATTCGGAACTGTCGTATAGAGCGGTCAACTGATTGGGGTGTTCAAGTAAACAGTGCAAGCGGTCTGGGTTCCCCCTATGTTAAAGGATTTGTTTGTTCTAATAATTATTTTAAGGATACTATGGGAGATGGATGTCATGTTATGGATGGCGATGGATTTTTGATTGAGAACAATGTTTTTGATGGTTGTGGAGATGATGCTATTGCTGTAATTACCAATGGTGCTGCTGCACAACCACAGAACGGCATTATTGCTAATAACCTTATCTTGGGCAGAACTACATATATTGCCGCAACTATCCCCATATCTAGTATTACAAGGTCTGGCACTACCGCTACGGTTACTACAACCAGTCCTCACGGTATTACCTCAACGGTTGGATTGCCAGTAGCTATTTTACATTCTGGTGCTACTGGTGGAGATGCGGCACTATACAATATTGAAGCTGAGATTGTTACTACGGGCGCATCAACTTACACATACACAATGCTTGGAACTCCTGCTGCATCAGCTACGGGAACATTAATTGCACAACCAACTAGATGTTTTGGATTTAGGGGCATTGTTGTATTTAATAGTAAAAACATTAAAATATCTAACAATCAAATTTTTACAACAAATTCAAATTCTATTGCATTAGATGATGAATATAATCAGACCGCATATCTAAACGAGGAAATTCATGTTTCAAGTAATTTTATATACGATTGCAATTATTTGGGAGGACAAATTGGTCT